AAGGTTCTATCGAGTTCTACTATTTCATCTAATCTATTAAAAAAATTGTGTCCAAAAATATAACCTACATAATCTATGTCATTTGACATAATATATTCTTTAATTTCTTCAATATTAGAATCATAAAAAAATATTACATTTTCTTTTATACTATTAGGTGTTTTTAGATAGCAGAACTTTATCTTCTCACCATTCTTTACAGTCTCGTAGTTATTCAGACTTCTTTTACTGAGATAATGATTATATAATAAAGCTCCTCGTACGTGTATTGGAGTAGCTTTCTTATAGATGTCCTTACTATCATACCATTTATCTATATCAGATATACCTCGAGGAAAGGAAACCTCTTCTGGATCCAATCCTTTAAACTCTCGTTTGAAATCCTTAACGAACTGTTGAGTTGCTTGCTCCCCTTCATTCAAGATCACGTTGAAGATCTGCTTAAACTTATCACGACAGACCTGAGGTGTTGATGACTTGACAGCCTCGACACCCATAACCTTTAGCTTAGGTTTAGCATAACGAACACCTTCATTGTCATGCACCTGCATAAAGTATCGCTTCTTAGCGATCGACACTGCCTTGTCTGCAATCACTTCTCGAGCCATCTCCATACGATTCTCGTATGCATTAGTTACCTCAGCTAGTTCGTTGTACGCGTCAGCCAGGATCTTCTCAAAGTGTTCTTTTGCTATCTTGTCTATAAAGTTAACAGGATTTGAAGGACTATACTTATCTACAAGTGGTTTCATATTAACATAGAGAGAATCAGTATCAATTGCAATGACATAGTCCTCAGGAGCCGCTACTGGATCTGCTAATAGTTTATTCATCTCCTTATTGATTGCTTTCTCTGCCCACTTGATAGCAAGTTGACCGGATGTAGTAATAGCTGCAGCTACTCTATGATCAAAGTATCTAAAGTAGTTATTGCCTAGTGCTCCATACAAGCTGTTCATAAGAATCTTGATAGCCATCTGATTGTTCTGCAGAGTAACAATCTCATTTTCTAGCTTCTTTGTTGGAGTCTGTTGATACTCTTGTTCAGCTTCAAGCATACGATTCTTGATCAATCTACGCTCATCATAGTATTGCGTAATGATCTTGGGAATGATACCTTGTCTTTCTTTGCTAAATGCTTGACCTGTAGCAGACACGGCAAGGTCATCATCTAGTCTGAACTCCTCACCAGCAAGTATGTTATCAACAGAGACATTTGTTATTGGTCTTGAAACCAACGTCTCTGGCGACATGTTATACTGCACAATGATGTTTGGATACAGAGAGTTCAGGTCAAACGATGCAACCCACTCATGCATACCAACCATTGGATCCTTAACAAATGCTCCTGGATATGGAGTCTTTGTCAAAGGCTTCTTTGGTGGAACAGCAATCTGATCTTTGAACATCAACCGATAAAGAATAGAATCCCAGATAGCCGTAGTGCCAAATGTTTCTGAGAAGTTAACACCACCACGATATGCCATAGTCATAGCAAGAGTAATCAATCCCATCTTTTCTTCAAGGCGATCTATCAATTGTACGTCTTTGATGTTATAGTCAATGTACAGCTGATGATCTTGCTTATAAAGATTTTGTAGATTACCTACCTCTTCATAAGATAGTTTCTTATCACCAAGAACGACTGATGCTACATGATCTAGTTTGTATGATTCTAACTGACCATATGCATATCCAAACTTACGGAATAGGTCATAGTAGTCTAGTTGCTGGATACCGGCCATCTCATATGCAATGTTAGGACGACCAGCAATAATAATCTCACGCTGATCTACAACACCCCATGGAGAGAACTTCTTATAGACATCTCCACCTATGATATTCTTTACTCTGTTGATAAGGTAAGGGAAATCAAATAGACGAGTATTCCAACCGGTAACCACGTCGGGGCAGTAGCGAGGATCATGCCACCATGATAACCAATCCAATAGAAGATCGATCTCGTCTTTGCATTTTTTATAATGGATTCCTTCAATACCTTCAACGGGACACTTGTCTGGATCATAGTCTTTCAAACCCCACACGTAGTAAGTATTAGACAAATTGCTCTTCATAGTAATCGCTGTTACTGGATGAGCAGCGTTTGCAACAAAGGGGAATCCGTCTTCTGAATGCACCTCGATATCAAGTGACGTTACGTTGATCTTATCTCTATCAAACTTGATCTCACCGGGAAACCTATCAGTAACAAACTGATTAACATAGTTCGTTGTACCATAGACAGGAAAGTTGTCGACGCCTTCATATCTCTTTATGAAGTCACCAGCTTCTTTCATCGTATCAAATGTTACAGGAAGTACAGGTTGATTGTGTAGGTTGTTCCAACCAGTCTCTTTGTCTGTGTTGACAAATAGTGTTGGCATGTATGGAATCTTCTTGGAGATTCTCTTACCATCCTCAAACCCACGATAGAGGATGTTGTTACCGTAACGGTTAACGCTAGTGTAAAAGTTCATATTCCCTCCGAACTTACGTAGCCTTTATTATACTATATTTTTTTTGTTCTAGCAACCCAAGAATTACATAGTTTTTTATTACAAGCAGCACAAGGGTTTCTATCACGCTTGCCAGCCAATAAATCTTCTTGGTATGCTTTTAACTTAGCATTTACTGATATATATTTACCTAAAGATTGATCTTTGATATTTCCCAATACTTCAATATCTTCCCAATCATTACAACATAAGTTATAATCACCGTTCCAATTTACATAAACAACATCAAAGGGTTTCTCACACATAAGCCCATATTTTTCATGAGCTATATTGTCTACTCTTGTAATATCTAAAACAACTGAACCACCTCTGTTGTGGTAACCGGTGTCTCCATCTGCTGTAATAAATTTTGTACGGCGGTCATATACAACAGTTTTATTCCTGCTAGCAAATTGATCCACAAATCCATCCGGAGTTTCATCATATCGACTCAGCATAACATAAAACTTTTTTAATACATCTTTGTATTGATTAAGTCGCTTTCCATTTGTAGCAAGATGTAGTATTAGATTTTTGTGATGTTTGGATTTATACTCAACTAACGAGTTAACAAGATATTCAAATTCGTTGTGAAGTGTTGGTTCACCTCTACCAGCTAAATAAATCCCTTGTAAATTAGGCATTTCTGGTAATTGACTTATAAGAAGATCAATTGTCTCCCTACTCATATGTAAATTTTTATTAGGATAGAATGTAGCTCTAGGACAAAATTCACACTTGAAATTGCACAATTCTGTAGGATTTATTTCAATGGATGTGAAAAACCTAGAGCTATCAAACATTATATCGAGAGTCAGACAGTAACAGTTAAAAATTCTTGCTTGACAGAACGCCATTGTCTACCGTTCATAAACACTGAGGCCATGAGCGGTTTTTCTATTTCATTTAAAACGTACCACATATTCTTCTTGTAAGAAGTCTCAAGGTCCTTATCTATGCTTCTAAGAAAGAGTAGGTTCATTTGAATTAAGAATTTTAACTGTTCAGTATACATCTACTTCTTATCTGATACAAAGGAATACATTTCCTTTGCTTTATCCATCAGGTCATCCATTGAGTATGATTGGATAGCCTTCTGAAATTCCTCGGCAGTTGCCTTATTAGTTTCGAATTGCTGTCTCCAAAAATCAACATTCATATGATATTGTTGATCCATGTAGTCCTTTGCAAGTTTGAGCATGTCTGCTCTGATTTCGAATGGATTCTTATTCGTCATTTTATTCTCCTGTGTCTGTGTGTGTCGATACCATGTTAGATCAATGTCATAATACATGATACCTCCTATGTGTGACCTGAGGGGCGGTTTCCCGCCCCCTGAGCTAACTAAAGCCTTCTCATCGTAAAGTATTATTTATAATACATCAACGATTGTTTTGTAAGTTCTTCAATTCCATCATAACATTCTTAGCTTGCTCGTGGTATCCCATTCTAGTAAGCTCTGATGCTGCACGAGAGTGACCAACTACTAATGTGAAGCGCTGAACTGATTTCCACACTAAAGAAAATATTGAAACCAGCTCTTGTCTAAGTGACCACCAAATGTGGGTTACTTGTGCCACCATTATACCCACCCTCTCAGGTTTTGATTCTGATAAGCGATATATCTAATATCACCTCTATGGATTCCGATATCGTTTAAATCCTTATCAGACAAAGCCAT